AAGTGAAGGAAGACTATGACTACCGAGGTATGGGTGCTGAAGTCATGCGCTTTCCTTTACAAACATCAACAACAAATATCATCAATCAGCTTCGCTCAGAATTGCCGGAAGAGGATGGTGATTCTGATGCGAACTAATCGAATGACTGAGAGAATTGCGTTCGTCAGCTATGAGTCAAAAAAGGTTAACGGAGTTCCGGTTGATGGTGTGCTTGTTAAGCATATGACGGTTTGGGCTGAAGTTCCTAAGGTACCAATCAGAGAAGCAAATGATCCACAGACGAAGTTGGGCACTCGCAAAGACAGCCCGACTTTTTTAGTGCGATTTTTGACCGCAGAGGAAATCCAACCAACTTGGCGAATTCAGTGGCGTGGGAAGGAATATCAAATCACGGGTCTTGATCCTGATTACGAGAGGCGCGATCTGACAACGATTACGGCAAAGGCGGTGAGCTGATGGGCGTAAAAGTCACAGGTGATGCTGAACTGCTCGCTAATCTTAACAAACTACAATTTGGGGTTGCAAAAGAAGCTCGAGCGGCTGTCCGAGATGGTGCACAGAAGTTTGCCGACAAGCTAAAAAGCAATACGCCTGAGTGGGACGGCGAGACTGATATGAGCGGACATCTGAGAGATGACATTCAGCTTTCAAGTGTCCGTGAAACGAGTGGTGTAACAGAAGTAGACGTTGGATATGGTAAAGATACCGGCTGGCGTGCTCACTTTCCAAACTCGGGCACTTCAATGCAGGATCCGCAACATTTCATTGAGAAAACCCAAGAAGTCATGCGGCCAGTTGTTATTGCTACTTTCCTAAGCCACTTGAAGGAAGGCGGGATGTAATGGCACCTGAAAAACTTGTTTATGACATCCTGTCAGCCAATTTGGATATTGCTGACAAGGTATATATAGGTACCCCAGACTTCAATAACCAGACAAGCGTAACTCCTGAAAGTCTAGCTCCATGGGTGAGAATCACTTCTTTGCCCGGTGATGCTGCTGATTATGCTGACGATTCTAGGATATTAGAGTATCCGAAAGTGCAAGTAGATTTTTGGGTGGACAACACTGACTGGGATCAAGAAGAAAAAATAGAAACACAGATATATCAAGCACTACATGCGGCTGGCTGGGAAAGGTATTATCGCAACTCCTACGTTGATGGCGATACCCCAGCCCTTCGCATGACAACAGGATACTTTCAGTTTCAAGGACTGCCGATTGGCTAGCCCTTTTTATTTTCCTAAAGGAGGATTTTTAATATGGCAGATACTGCTGTTACAACTAATAAGAAGTTAGCAAAATTTGGGGCTTCGGCCTTCGAATACGGGGTTGTCGGTGATGACGACTTTGTACCAAGCACACGAAAGATTCAAGGCTTATCTAGTGTGAAATTGGATATTAAAACAGAGCAAAAGACGCTGTCCGCTGATGATGGCCCGTACTTGATTCTTTCTGGTGGTATCACAGAAGCAACCGAAACAATCGAAATGTACGATGTGGATTCACAGATGAAGTCTGATTTATTTGGAATTAAGGTTGTTAATGGGGTTGAAGTATATCCAAAGAACCTTAGCCCTAATTACGCCGCAACTTTGTTCCGTACGAAGCTCTCAAATGGTAAATACGTTTGGGTTGGTATGCTAAAGGGAATGTTCTCACTTCCGGGCGTTGATACCAAGACTGTTGACGGCACACCAGATCCGAGTGCTGACAGCATCGAAGGCTCATTTATTCCTCGTGGTGACCAAGATACTGGTAATGTTGTGTTGATTGGTCGGGAAGACAACGATGGGTTTGATTTCGATACCTTCCACGGCTATGTATTCCCTAAGACCGCTGAAGATGCGACTATTGCCCCAAAAGCGTAGTCGGTGTCAGCTTTGAGAACAGTTCGATTAATCTTGCGGTTGGCGCATCTACAGCGCTGAAAGTGCAAATTAATCCGGCTGATGCCGCAAATAAACAAGTTACTTTCAAAACATCAGATTCTAGCATTGCCACTGTTTCCAGTGATGGAACTGTGACCGGTGTGAAAGTGGGATCTGCAACTGTGACAGCCACAACTGATGATGGTGGTAAAACTGCCACCGCAACTGTAACTGTGGCTTAGCAATAAACTTGTCGCCTTGTAAATGCACAATACGCGAACAGCGGGCGGCTTATACCTAAAAAGGAGATTAAGCATGGCATATCAAATTAAACTAAATATCAAAGGCGAAACTTGCGTGTTCACACGAAATGGAGAGCCAACTTTACGTGATACCACGAACGCCTTAAAAGTGCAGCAACAACAGCTACGCATGCTAAACCGTAAAGATGGCCCTTCAAACGATGATTACGATGAGAACGAGAAAAACTTAGCCAAATTTGCGGTTGATTTCTGGAAAAACCAGTTTACTACCGATGATGTTATTGATGGCTCGTCTATTTCTTTGAAATCGTTGGATTCAATCAATGATGCCATTGGCGATTCTCTAAGCGATGGTGAAGAGAATGAGAAGGGCACAGCAAAAAAATCACCGAAGCGGACGTCAAAGAAGCCATTAGCAACCTTGACGACTTCTACAAAGCAAGGCTCTCTGAAGGCTACCGATTAGCTGACGTTGATGCTATGACGCTCCGCGATATTGAAAAGCTTAACCAGATTTACGAGGAACGGGAGACCACGATCGACAAGGCCTTTCCGTTCCTTTTCTAGTTCTATGAAAGGAGGTAAAACATGTTAGGAAATCTCGGACAAATTGCGGCTACCGTAAGTTTGAACATTGATCCGTTTCAAGGAAGCCAGCGAGTTTTGAATTCTTCAATTAAAGCAACTGCCGCTGAGTTGCGGGCTCAAGATGCTGCGTTTAAGGGCTCTGAAAAGTCTATCAACAACATGCGTTCAACCTATGACACATTGAGCCGCCAATCAAAGAACTACCAAGCTCAGCTTCAGAAACAGCGAAAACAGTATGATGAAAATTCGAAAGCGGTTGAAAGACTTAATAAAAGCGAGACTGCATCGCAGGAAGAAATTAATCGTGCTACAAAGCTGCAAGCTAATGCCGCCTCGCAGTACAATCGAACTGCAGCCGCTGCTGCACAAAATGAGAACCGAATGGCGGCCTTACGCAAAGAAATTGCGCTGCAAAGCGATAGCTGGACTAAAGTATCAAACGGTGCATCAAGGTTTGCATCTGTTACCGAAAAGACAAGCTCTAAGCTAACTAGTTTCGGATCAACGATGACCAAGGCAGTAACTGCTCCAATTGCCATTGGATTTGTAGCAGCCGCTAAATCTGCTATTGATTTCAACAGCCAGATTCAAGCAATGGGACCTTTGCTAACAAATGGGGGTGCGATTACTGCCAAGTATCGTGCGCAACTTGATCAACTAGCATCAGCATCTAAAAAGTGGTCGGTTGAATATGGCGTTTCCACGGCTGCAATTAACGAAGGCATGTCAGAAATGATCAAACGTGGCTATACCGCTGCGCAAACATTAGGCGCAATGCCTGCAGTTCTCAATGCGGCAAAAGCGTCTGGCGATGACTTCAACGATGTTATGCATGTTTCTACATCCGTTCTGGAACAATTTGGTCTAAAGACAGAATCAACAACGGGCATGCTTAAAAACACGTCTCGCGTTACAGATGCTCTTACCTATATTGCTAACGCTACTGCAGCAGGGTTCCAAGATATGGGCGAGGCAATGACATATGTCGGGCCTTCTGCTCATGCTGCTGGTATTTCACTAGAGGAAACAGCGGCTGCTATTGGTATTATGAGCAACAAAGGGATTGAAGGATCAGTTGCTGGCACAGCATTACGTGGTGCTTTAACAAGACTGTTGAAGCCTTCTAAGCAAAATATTCAGGGCTTTAATGAATTAGGTATATCTGTTGCTGATTTCAAAAAAGGAACGCTAACTCTTCCAGAGATTCTTGACAAAATCAAGAATAACACTAAGGGGTGGACGGACCAGCAACGTGCTTCTGCAGTAGCGTTGGCTTTTGGCACTGAAGCGCAAGCCGGCATGAATGCCTTGATTAGTGCAGGTGGCGGTGAGCTACGCAAATATACCAGTGAAGCTGAGCATGCTAGCGGAACAACTGCCAAAATTGCTAACCAGTTAAACAATACGGATGCCGCCAAATTGAAGAGATTTCAAGAGTCGATTCATGTTTTAGGAATTGAAGTAGGTCAAAAACTTCTACCGACGCTGACTCCTCTTATCAAAACAGCAACCGATGTTGTCAATGCCTTTTCAAAAATGGACAGCGGTACGCAACAAACCATTATCAAATTTGCAGCGTTTGCGGCAGTTGTAGGGCCAGTGAGTTCTCTTATCGGTGGAGCTCTTAAGCCGGTTGTTGCTTTGAGCAAAGGAATATCTGGAATTGCGGGAGTCATTGGGCGAGCCGCTACAGCCGCGAAGCTCGGTGGAACTGCAATGGATGTGCTCAAGTCTGGGTTTAGCAAGACAGCTTTTGAAGCATTGAAGGTTGCACCAGCCGCAGCAGCGGCGGCAGAAGGTACTTCTGGAATGGGAGCAGCCATGGGCGGAGCCGCAGCGAGCGGAACAGGATTGCTAGCGGCATTGGGGCCAATCGTCCCAGTTGTTTTAGGTGTGACAGCAGTCGTCGGTGCCGGTGTAGCCATTTGGGAATTGTGGGGCAAAAAGGCTCTTGAGTCTGCTGACAGAACTTCACGATGGGGTACGGACATTGGCGAAGCAGCAGATAGGTCCGCAACTAAGATGCGAGACGCTTCTGGCAAGATCAGTGGTGCTTTCACTGACACTAACCACACTGTCAAAGAAAATGCCAAAACGATCGCCAACGGTTTTGATAATATTACGAAGGCCGCTAAAGAATCGTCCAAAAATACCCAAACCGCACTCGACAAGTTGGCGAAGCAAGTCGGTGGATCGACTGCTGATCAGATCCGTAAAGACGCAGCAGAAATGAAGAAGGCCGACGATGCACGCATCAAGCAAATTGAGGCTAATGC